GCGGTGGGGTATATCCACATATTGTAGAATTTGTTTCAATCAATTGTTCATATGAACCACCATTACCATTTGCATAGTTTCCATATTGGTCATAACCTTTACAAAATGTATTTAATAATGTTCCTTTTGCCGGATAAGTTGGTTCTACAAATGAACTAGTTGCGTCATTAAATACAGTAACACTTCCATCCGGAGAATATACATTTCTTTTACGTTCGGAATATGTGTTGAATGAATCTAAATTATTTTGTATTTGTTTTTGTAATTCAGTTATTGCAAATTGTTTAGGTAGTGACTTAATATTTAAATCTCTACGTTTTAATGATTGTAAATTAAAATTAATACAATTATTCAAAACACCCTCTATAACAGATAAAATTTCATTGAAATCATAAATTTCATAATCTTCAAATCTAATATCTGATGGTTTACCAAATGTAGACTCCGTTATGTTGTAATGCTTATTATTTAAATAATAATAAATGGATTGTTTAAAGTCATTTGATATTTTATCACGTATGATATCAAAATTACTTAATCCAAAATCTTTTTTAAGAATTTTAAAAAAATCACTACCATATTTACTTTCTAATTGAGAATTTATTTTATTTAAAAAAACATTGTCAAAAGAATTCAATGAATTAAGTAATGATTGTTTATAGTATCCAAACTCTCTATTTAAATTTTGTAAATTTGTAAATTGTTTTTTTGTTTTTTCATTAATATTTGGAAACTTTGTTTTGAGAGGAATTATACGAATTTCTTCTCTTGATGGTGAAATTTCTTCAATCCACACACGCTCCAATTCATTTTCGGAACCGACTTTATATCTAACAAAGTTTATGTTTACCTTAATGATACCATTTTTATATCCCAAATCATTTATTAATTTTTCAACATTAATAGCTAATTCTTTCAAACCGCTTTTATTTGTTATTTGGTACATATAATTTTTAATATCATTCGTTTTTATATATGCAACATTATTTCCCGATGTTTGTGGTAATAAATTATTATTAACATCATATAGAGAAACTTCCATAACATCATATTTACCATTTCCAAAATCCGTAGCTTCTATTTCTGATTTTGAAACAATAAATAAGTCATCCGATTGAAGAAATTGACCTTCATTCGATGATTTATTATTAATATCTTCAATGTTTGTATATTTTTTAATACTCATAATTTATTTATTTAAAATCCATCATAACTCTTTGGATGTGCTACTTTTAATTTGGTTTTAAATGATTTAGTTTCGGATGTTCCATCTTTTCTATCTATTTTAATATTAAGTGTACCATCATAAAATGTTGTGTTATCTCTCTTACCAAATGATATACCATTAGGAGTATCAATGAATTTTATTTTTTCAGTTGCACCAGGTGATATTTCAAAATTACTCTTTGGTACACTAAACCATCTTTGGTTTTGTGTAAATACCGGAGTGATTGTTACCTTTACTGGTTCTAAATCATTGTTGATAAGGGTTAGATTCTCACCATTTACCCACTCTTTTTGTTTATCTCTTGCATTCTTAATTTTGTAAGACATAGTTGGGTCGGTTGCCGAACCTCTCTTTTCAAAGTTTGCACTAACTACTTTATTTATATTATCACCACCCTGTCCTCTTGTTGCCTGTTCAATATCCTTTTGTTGTCTAACTGCACCTAATTGTGATTGTAAACCTTCTATTATTGAATTCAATGAATTTATTTGTTGAATCAATGCTTCTATTTGTGCTTTGAAACCGGCATTTTGTGATTGTAATGATGCTCTTAAAATACTCTCATCTACCGATTTTTGTAATGATGTTGCAATTTGACCTGAAAAATCGTTTATTGTACTTGTTAATGTATCCATTTGATTTGTCAATACATCGTTCAATTGTTCAATACTTAATCTATTATTTATTTCAGTTTGTACTTGTGATTCTAATGTGGTTATTTGTGAATTTAAATCATTAACAGTTGTTGTTAGATTTTCTACTTGTTTTCTCAAATCTTCAACCAATACAACCTGTTCCGTATATATTGGTCTAGGAACTAAATCCAAATTTGGTGTTGGTATATTTGGTCTTAATTCTACAACCTCAACATCTATTGCTTTTAATAATTCCTGTTCATCATATTTTGGTTTATTTAAAGTTTTAAATAATAAAGATGAAGCTGGATTATTTGCTTCAATAACATTTATACCATATTCATTTTTGGTTATAGCAGCAGAACCCGATACTCTTAAAATTGATTCTAATTGTTTATCTTTTTCTTCTTGTAATTTTATTGCTATCGCTTCTAAATTAGTCATTTACTTAAATTATTTCAAATATTAATTTATCGTCTATAATTGTAGATATACCATTTTCAACTATTTTCAATTTTAAAACATATGTTCTATTGATTGGTAATGTTGATAAATCCATTAAAAAATAATTTGATGTTGAATCACAACTAACTTTTGTATAATCTCCAAATGGAAATATTATTTCATCGGTTTTATAATCTTCTAATTGATAATATGTAGTTCTTGGCAAATATTTTGCTTGGTCATACGCAAATGTCGTTCCAAACGATTTTAATGGAAACATATCTCTACCTTTAACTCTAATCTTTACTTTTTGATTTTGAGGATATTCATTTTTTAAATTTTGAATAACAACTTTGTAATTATCATCCGATATAGAACCCGTTACCGGTGTTAAACTTCCCGTTATAAACGATTGGTCATCCCAAACTAATTCCAATTTTGGTTCGTATATAGTATTTGTTTCTTTTGAAAAAAACTTTAATACACCATAATCCAATATATCATTTTCTGAATCCAATCCGTGATGTACTATAAGGCCATTGTTAGGTAACCCACCAATCCAATTCGAAACCATATTAGTAATATCCATTTTTACATCATCCGGTTCGTAGTTATATGATTGTGATGCAGACCCTGTTAAATACCATACACCACCTTCTGCGTTTGCAGAACCTGTTGTTCCTGTATTTGTATAATTAGCTGTTCCGGCCGTAGTATCATATGGAACCCATTTACTAACACCATCTCTATATTTCCAACTAACACCATCGGTTGTTATATTATCAAATTTAGTTCCAGTACCCATTGTCCAACTTCCTGATAATGCATTTGCATAAATTGTGTATTCCAATGGAATTTCTTCAGAATTTGCAGATTTAAGATTTAGATAAACTTTATAACTAGATGTTATATTATTTTCCACAATTGAAGATGATATTTGTCTTATATCAAATTTAATCAATGCTCTAGCTATATCCTTTGTAGAACCATAATAAAGTTTACCTACTTCTAATATTTCATCCCTACCAGCATTTTGGTCAGGTTGTTGTAAGTAAATACTTGCATCATATGATGATGTAAAAAATTTATGCATTATATTGCCCTCCCTTTTATGTCCTTATTAGGATATTTTATTTCAAATATACATGGGTCTAACGACGGGTAAACCATTTTACCTTTTGTTGCCTCATCAATGTTATATCTGTTTGGTGAATAATTACCATCACCACCGGATAAGTTTGTAATTTTAACCGATGGTACACTCATTACACCTTCCACATTTGCTAATATTAATTCTATTTCCGAAATGTTTATTGGTTTATTAAATGTCCAATTATCTATATTAAAATAATCTTGTAATTCTACTAAACAATTTGCAACAACTTCTCTCTTATTATAATTTTGATAACAAGCAACTTCAAAATCAATACCAATATTTACAATGAAACCATCGATTATATTAACGGCATCGGTTATCATTCTATATTCACCTAAATAAGTTTTAAGGTTTTGTTTTACCGCTTGATTTAATTGTGTTAATTTTTTATCACTATTATAACCCAATACATACATATTGATTGCAAATGGATTATTAACCTCATTAAGTGATGTTTTCTTTTGTTGTAAGTATTTAACCAATTCTCTTTGAATATCCGCTTTTGATTTATCCTTTAAACCATCTACTATATTTGTAAATTCACTAATACTTTGTGGACTTGCTAAAATAGATGCAGGTGAATTGTTATCAATTTCACCATCTTGCGATACATAAACCTTTGCAACCGAACCATATCTTTCTGGTATTGACAATGCTCTTACTATATAATCTTGTTTAGTTACTGCTCTATTTTGAGAACCAAATGTTGCCAAAGCGTTTTGTCTAATTTCTTCGATTGACTCACTACCTCTACCACCTATTGCTGGTTCTAAATTTTCTGCAGCTACTGATGTCTTTGTTTCGTTATAAGAATCTAATAATGAATCGGGTATTGATAATAAATCTTCTTCAAATTCTATATTAGAAATTCTTGTCAAATCGCCCGTATTTACATTTGATTCAACACCACCACCCTTTAAATATTTTACAGTTAAACTTTTACCAGCTGGAGCAATTCCAAATGTATTTGTTTTTAAAAAATTTGATGGGTCTATACCTTGATTCAATCTATTAATAGAATTAGCTAAACCCAATCCTACATTTTTTGTATTTGGTAGAATTTGTTCATCGTTTAATTGAGTATCACCACTTCCGAATTGTAAATCAATTGTATTGTTTGAATTAACTTTTACTGAAAATCTTTTTGGAACTTTTTGTACTTCTAAAATATATGGTACATTATTTGAATAATCTTCTAATTCACCATTTATATTTGCCTGCTCTACGAAAATACTCTCTTGTGCTAAATAGGGAACTTCATACCATTTAGAACCATCGGTTTCCGTAACGGATGTTATTTCTATTATATTATCATCATCTATTGTAGCGGTTGGATAATCCGTTTCATCCGATGCAAATGAAATACCTGTTGAAACTTCGGTTGCAGAAATAGCTTTTACTTTTTTAGTAAGTAAATACCATAATGGATTACCATTACTATCTCTCGTATGTACATCAACTTCTCTACTTCCAGAGTTTGCAAAATCAACACCATCAATTGTTCTAAATGTTATGTCATTGTTTGAGTTGGATTTTATTTCCATACCATCCTTTATCTTCAAACAAAATCTCTCATCAACTTCAAATCTAGTACCACCTTCGTTATTAAATACTGATGGACATAATTGGTAAACCGTTAATGTTGTTACAGCTGGTGTTGAAATTTTTGGTTTATATCCCATAGATTGTGCCAATGCTATTACATTTTTTC